ACCGCGAAGCAGGTATCCGCTCAGGTCGTGATAGTGAATGCGCTGCATGATGACCACAATGGGCGTGGTCTCGATGGCCAGACGGGAACGGATGGTTTCATTGAAGCGGGTGTTGACCCCGTCACGGATGACTTCGCTATAAGCGTCGTCAGGTTTTACTGCATCGTCCAGAATCAGACAGCCCTGCCAGCCCGGCTCCATATGCCCCGCACGAAAGCCGGTAACCTGACCGGCAGCAGACGAGGCATAAACGCCACCACCATATTCCGTCCACCACATGGCTTTACTGTCTGCATCATCGCGCAGCGTCATTGGCCACATGGCCTGAAAGGCTGCGGATTTCACAATGCTGCGCGTGGTTGATGAGTTCAGTAATGCAAGGTTGTGGGAATAAGACAGATGCATAAAACGGGCGCGACGGTTCAGCGCCAGCCCACGGCCCATCATGTTGATAGTGGCCATCTCCGTCTTGGTATATCCGGGAGGAACATTGATGATGAGTCGACGGATTTCCCCGTCAATCACCCGATCCAGCGTTTTCTGAATAACCTGATGATGTGGCGCAACAATCATTCTGCTGCCGGTGCGCTGCTTAAAGAAGTAACGGGTAAAATAGAGCCCGTCTTCTTCACACTCTATACGGCGGGCAGCGTTCCTGAATTCAGCAGTCGTCATCCTCCAGCATTTCCCGGCGAGCCTGCCGGTATTCCTCGCGTGTGAGTAGCGCAACCTCAAGCGGGCCGCCATCTTTACCTGTCAGTGATGTCGCGGCCTGCTCACGGAAAGCCTGAACCGTAATGTGTTTGCCGAGCAGTTCGAGGTTTCTGACTTTGTCAGGCCACTTAATCTTTTTAAGGATGCCGACCATCTCCCGCTCTTCACCGCGACCATCAAACATCTCAGCCAGATCAAATCCGCTCAGATACCGACGCCAGGATGCAGGCCACTGCGATACAGGTTTTATGCTCATGTCATCTTTCATGATGTCGAGCACGTCCATCTGGTCTATCTCAAACAAGCGCTTCAGCACATAATCAGCATCAACATCGATCCGATCATTGCGCCTGGCTTTTAGTTCAGCGATTCTTATCTGGACGCTAACATTTGCTAATAGGCGGGCGCCCTGTTCATTCGCGGTCTTTGCGCTGTACCCTGCCCTAATAGCTGCTTGCGTGGCGTTCAAATCAATCAAATACTCTCGACAGAACATTTCTTGTTTGTCGTTGAGTGCCATTTTAAAATTCCAGGGTTTGATAATGTCTGAAGATAATAAACGTTCGTCCAAAAATGCCGGTGATGCTGCTGAATACTATGTGGCTTACATGCTTTCCAGGTTGGGTATTAGTGCCGCCTTAACAACGAGCGGAACAAATGCCGTCGACATCATTGCTACTATCAACGGTTCCAAAAGCATTAGCATTCAGGTAAAAGGTTCATGGGCGAGAAGCGCACCACGACAATGGACAGTTGGAAACCACTCGCCAGTTACCTCGCCTGATTTTTTCTATGTTTTTTGTAATATGTCTGAAGATATTAGAAACAACATAGGGCCCGAAATATTCATCGTCACAAGTAAAGTCGTAAAAGAAACATCGACATGGCACCACAAGGTCCCTCTATTCAAAATATCTAAAGACCAAGAGCAGCAATTTAAGGATAGATGGGATCTGATTTTGGATGTTCTGACAGCGCATGCCCCCTGTTGAACACATCATTCAAAGTTGCGCATGAGCCAAATCTAAATCAGCCATCATCATTCAACAGCCGCCTGAAGGCGGCTTATGAGTATTCAATTTTAATTATCGCACCGCGCTGGAAAGAGCGATTGATGTATTCGTGCAATCAGACGATTCAACAGTATTGATTGTCCTGTCAAGGCGGACCATGCACTTTTCAACTGTTAAACCACCACGTCCATCACTGCTGATATTTGTGACGAATGGACCCGCTTTGCTCGAACAACCTGTCATAGTGACAGCCGTAAGAATCAGAGATGCAGCCAGTAATTTTCTCATTCCATTTCCAGAATTTATTTATGATAAATATTTTATCGACATTGGGACAAAAAGCTTTATTACACGTTCAAACTCTTACGCCCTCGCTTACTCCCATCACTTACATCAAGAATATAATCAGACTTAACAGGGTTAGGACTTCTGCCGCTCTCGTTCGATTTTTCGGATGGCGGCCTTATCGCGGTTACACTGTTCTACAATGCTAAGCAGTCGTTCATTTAGCTCCAGACTCTCTCCCCAGGTAAGCGACTCTGGAATAGGCGGCACTTCGCAGTCAGCCAGCAGACTTGATGGTATTGGCACTGGTGGTACCTGAACGTAATTTTTCGATGTGCTCGCGCAGCTGGTCAACAGCATGATGAGGAACAGGCTCAGAGGCACATTGGTTGCCTTTGACAAGCTTACGGATAACCACCACCCTGCGTTCGCTTTCTGCATGGCTGGCCTGTTTATCATTCTGGGTTGCCCGCGCAATGTCGTTGAAGAGTTTCGTCGTTTTAAGAACGTTATTCGTGATAGCTTCCGCTGAGGCTTTTTCTCTTTGTAGCCGATTTTTCTGCTCGTTCAGACGGGCATTAGATGAGGACTGAAGCTTCACAGTGACACCAAGCCCTGCTGCAAGAACGAGCAATAGCACAATGACGATGACATCCCACTTGATTCTGCTAAAGGTCATCGCCGTTCTCCGTCAGACATAGTGCACGCTCAGTTTCACGGCGGTTCATCAGCCCTCGCCACTTCCTGCCGCCAGCAAAGACCCAGCGCCGCAATTCATTGCACGCACCTGTCGTGTCGCCTGCGTTCAGTTTTCTCAGAAGAGAAGACCGGGAAAAAGCGTCAGTACCGGTGTTATAGACAAAGCTGTAGAGTGCGGCGCGCCGGTATTCACTGAGAGAAACGGTAACGAGGCTATCAACTCTCTCCTGAACAGATTTGAGGTCAGCACGCAGCCGGCTGTCGCATTCCTGATCGGTATACGTTTTGTGTCTGACAATATCCGCACCGGTGTGTCCGTCACAGACGGTGAGTACGCCAGCAACATCCTGGTAAGGCACATAACGCCGCCCTTCGAGCCCATCCGCGCCACCGAGGAGTGTAACTGCGAGGGTAAATGCACCCGCACCTGCTGTGGCCAGCAGCCTTTTACGCAGATCAGGGGATATAGCCATAAATCAGCGTGCTACATCCCGTGGCTTGCAGCGCAGAGCGCTGATTTCAGCCAGTGTCGCTTTACGCCTGTAATACCAGTTAATGGCACAGGTGACGAATGCCATGCTAATACCGACCAGAACGCCCACAGCACTCCATTCCTCCGGACTGAAATAGGTAAGAACACCATGGGCTATCTCACCAGCAGAGGCGCTGTATGCAATACCGGTTGTCAGTTTGTTCATCAGAATTTGCCGCGAAGGGAGTGAAAAAAGAAGGCCGGAGCTGGTGGATGAACAGGACACAGGGAAGGCATCCGGCCATAAAAAAAGCCCTGACAGTGATGTCAGGGCTGAATAAAAAATCTCTCGAGGGTCAGTTACCCATCGTTAGAGCTAAACTAACACAAATAATGGAAAAGTAAATAGCATACTATAATATTGTTGCCATTTTTATCGCTCACTATTTAGTAATGCGCGACAGCTGCTTTTCTGCCCATGCCTCTTCCTGATGTAGTACGGTAATGAGAAAATCAAGAAGTTGTTTTATGCTTTTGTTCCACGTATCTGCCGAAAGAGCCTGAGTGACCTGGCATACGGCTTTGAATACAGCAGTCGAAGGTATGCGTTGAACCCCCCTGCCTGAACAACGCCTGCAGGGCTGATAAACCGGCACCCCCTGAAACCGGGTTAGCGTCCGGTTAACAGAGTGGCCACGGCCTTTACAGTCTTTGCATGCAGCCCGCAGCACACCCTTACCATCACATTTGCAGCAGCATTTTCCTTCCCACAGCCCGGTACCATTGCAGGTATGGCATGACAATTCCGTATCAGGACTGCGCGCGTAATCGAGGAAGGCGTGGCATGCTATAACTGTGATGACGGCCTTAAGCTCCTCTTCCGGGAGTTTTGTGAGTGCAGGATAATACACGGATGCCTTAAGGCCTGCTTCGGCCAGAAGCCTGATGGCCCGGTTTCTGTCATGAGAGCTAAGATTCATTTTGCCAAAAAAAGCGGAATACCCGAGAGGCGCGCGCTTCAGTGTCATGCCAAGTGCGGCCATAACATCGCTGCCAGTCACGGCATCAGGTGACAGGGATGAGCGGCGTATAAAAGGGGTAACGGAACGCGGGCAATGATATTTAACAGCGGTTTCAAGTTTCATTGTAATGACACTGTGCCGGTAAGAGGTTACCGGCACTTTGCATGACATCCCATTCAGATTTCTGAATATCTTCAGGATCGACCTATAGGATGAAAGATGAATTTCTGTAGCATTTTTTCTTTTGGGACTTCATGCCTTGCTTTGCCCGTTTCACGGCACCACATATCAATAAGTGCCTCCCCCGTATGATGTAAAGGCACAGATCCTCTTTTCCAGCCAATTAGCGTAGAGGGTACTACATGCAACTCTTCAGCTATGACCTGCAGCGAGTGACCTTTCCGATTTAAATCACACAGGATCCTAAACCAATCTGTTTTATGAGTATTAATCACAGGCATTTGAATAACATCCTCAACTTCTGAAAATTACATGTATAACAGCTGTTTAAGATTGCTTAATCCAAGCTTATTAGCACAGTTTTTCCGGTGTTGGTAAAGTGTCTTAAGAGTGATGCCGAGAAGAGAGGCCTGTCTGGCTGCGCTGACTCCGCTGATAAAGCTTTCTAAAATCGTCATCTCACGGGCAGACAGCTTGCACTTCATTTTCTGAAGATTTTCACTTTCCATTTTGAGTTGTATTACATGGCTGACATACGCTACCGGAAGGCCTGGATGGAGAATGAAGTCGAGATCTGTTATCCGTTCGATAATTCTTTTCCTCTGGCAGGTAAGAGTATCATTTTTATCAGTAAAAATGATGACGCTACCACCCGATCCAAAGGTCACCTTTACGAGTAAACTAACCCATTCAGGAAAAAAGTCATGTCTCGAAATACATATCAACGAAAGGGCGTAATTCCCATGAAGAAAGGCGGACTGGCGGTGTGTCAGCTGAGCCAAGTTTTCAGCAAATATCGTTTTTTTACTGCACAT